CGCCAGTTCAGTACCATACGGGCGGTAGTCAAACGATGTGGCTGTCGAGCCTTTTTCCAGTTGAACTCCTGAAACAAGAATGTTGCCGCCGGAGGTGTTGCTAAGGTTTACACAACCGGATGTACGATAACTGTCAGTGGAAAGCCATGAGCTTGCGGTAGACTCATAGTTAGTTCCAGAGCCATAGTCAAAGCGAACCACTATTCCTGCGGTGTTATCTTTCGCCCATGTTCCTGATGTGTCGCCAGGAATGGTTATTGTTTTGTATTCCCAAGTGTTTGCTACGCTAATAGTAAAGGTTGCAATGTAGCTTCGTGTTGCAGATGTTGTTGCGTTTGCCAACGAAACAGCGTGAGTTCCTATTGTAGTAGATCTAACCCAAAAGGAAAGTGTAACTGTTGAAGCACCGGCAGCGCCCCAACCCAAGTCTGAAACATTAAATCCCTCAATAGGCTGAGAAATTGCGCATTTGCTTCCTGCTGCCTGAACACCTGCGATATTGGTGTACATATAAATAGAGTTAATGAACCCTGCCGGAGCTGTTGTAATTCTTCCTAACCCTATAGCAATGCTTCCGGACGAACCACAAATAGCCGCCCAGCGATCGAGAAAATATGTCAGGGTACTATTAACCGTTGAAAGCGCCCCAGCATTACGCTGATCTATAACCATCGCACCATTGATGATGCGGTTCTTCATGCCGGTGTACTGGGCGTAGCTGTTTAGCAGCCCTTGGTCTACTTGTGTGAGTGCCATTATGGTAGTTCCTTCACAAATGCTTTTGCTTCTTCGGGCGACATCAAGACTCCTTCGGAGTCCTCAAGCTGTGCTTGATCTTGATTTATTTCGGACTTGAAGGTTTGGTAGTCGGTGTTGGCGGGGTCGAATGGAATAGAAAGCACTCTCGTACCATCAACACAGTTTATGCTATTGGAAGGAACACCATCAAAACTTGGATTTAATTTATATAACATTTTATAGTTCCGCATTTAAGGCAAAATATCCGCCGCCAGTATAGATACGGCATGCACCAGCCGCGCCAGTATTGGTTGTAGAGCCATTGACAGAACCGTTTATTCTGGCTTTTGTTGCTGTGCTTTCGCTAGTTGCTATTGTCCAGCTCATTGCCGCAATGTTTTCATCAACATTAGTGTTGAATCTATATTGAGTGGCGGTTTGATCTAAAGTTGGTGTAGTACGCATTGCCACAGGAGGGTATAAATACATTTGTGGAGTTTTGGCTGTATTAAAAGCGGCAATCCCCATACCACTATCAACTCCGCTTGCCCACATAACATAATACCGCTGACACATCTGCAACTCACGAGTGTAATCGCGGAACTCAAACTGCGTGGCTGCGGTACCGACTTCTAGCTGTACGCCTGTGATGTAGAAGGTTGCGCCGTTGGTTGCGATCCAATTAACGCACGCAGACGTCCTGCCGTAGTTTCCGTTTTGCCATGCCCCGGCTGTAGTGTTGGCATTTGATCCAGAACCCAAATCAAACCGAAGCATAATCCCAGTTGAAGTTGTTGTTTCCCAAGTGCCGTCTGTGCATCCGGGTATGGTTGCTGTTTTATATTCCCATGTGTTTGCCGCGTCAACAGAGTACGTAGCAACATAACTACGAGTTCCGGCGTCGTTACGCAAATTAAGGGCGTATGTTCCTGTTATGCTCGATCTTACCCAAAAAGAAACGGTGACGGTCTTTGCATAAGCTGTTCCAAAGCCTAAATCGTTTACGTTGTAACCTTCAATAGACTGGAAAAAACGGGCTTCTTCTGCCGCTCCGGGCGCTCCAGATGTACCAACAGTAAAAAGCATTGAGTTAGAAAACCCAGTTGGCGCGGTCGACGAACGCTGCACGGTATTACCGGTTCCAACATTGCAATACGTTTTAAACCTATCAACAGCAAAATTTGAGCTGTTATTAAAAGAAACACTCGCCCCAGCATTACGCTGGTCGATAGTCATGCCGCCGTTGATGATCCGGTTCCGCCATGACGGACTAACGCCGCCATACTGCGCTAATGTTACTGCATTTGTCATAGCCTCTCCTCGGCGTAACGCCACTTATATCCGTGTACTGTCTTTTGTTTTCCGTTGCAACAACCGCTTATCTGGGTGCCGTAACAGCCAATATCTCTGGCCGCATCTGCAACAGAATCATATCTTGTTTCAATGCCGTTTACATCCGTACGAATCACCGGCCTTGGCTTCTTGCCGCCGCCTTCTGGGCGCTTTCTGCCGTACAGAGGACTGTCCTTGCCTTTTGGCTTCGGCACTCCTCGCATTGTTCCGGGCTTGCCGTACCGTGGGTTGTCTGCGCCGCGCTTGCCTACATGCGGACGCTTCTGGCCTATGCACGGGCTTGGCTTGCCGTACATTGGATGGTTCTCTCCAGACGGAGCGCCATCGTAACCGTTCTCGTTGATCAGGTTCGCCCAGCTATCACTAGCTACAATCCCGTTATCAGTACTGAACTTCTCTGCCGCGTCTGCACATCTGGCTTCGTCGTAATACACACCCAACACACCGACCGATACATTGCGGCCATGCTTGCGCATGTGGCGCTTCCAGTGGACGCCGCTACCCTTGTAGGTATGAATCTCGTGCAGCCTCGTGGTCTTGCAGAAATACTGCAGGCCAGTGACGTTGTGCGTCATTACGAGGAGCGCGGTCGGCTGGAACATGTTATCCCAGCGATACGCCCGGAGCGCCGGATTGTGCTACTGTAACTGCTGCTGTCATTTAAGCGCTCCTTAAAAATATGCGGTGACAATGATTACGCCGGAACCACCGTTACCAGCATTTGATACGCCAGACCCACCAGCTCCGACCGTGTACGCATATGTTGCGGCGGGAGAGGTAATGGTTTTTTCCAAATAGCCACCAGCTGCGCCACCAGCGCGACCAATGCTAGAAGTAACTGCACCGCCACCACCACCAGAGCCAGAGTTTGCAGCAGCGTTATACCCAGCATACCCGTTTCTACCGCCACCACCAGCACCACCAAATGGGCTGCTACCACCGCTTCCAGCTGACTGTGTTGTGTTGTTGTTACTGCTTTGACCGTAAGCACCAGTGATGTTAATGTCACCACCAGTAGCTGTACCACCGGGTGGAGGATCTCCACCACTTGCAGTTCCGCCGCCGTTACATGTCAACGAAGCGCCAAATGTCGTAGCGCCGCCAACTGCGGGGTCAGCCGCGTAAGTGCCGCCAGAGCTACCGCCGCCAACCATACGGATATAAAGCGCTTTGCAATACGACGGTGTTGTATACGTACCGCTTCCGCTTGTAAGTACCGTGACTTGAGGTGCGTTGCCCGTTAAAGCGACAGGGCCGACAGCACCAGCGGCAATATACGTCGAGTTCACAGCGCCAGCAGTAGCTGGGATAGCGTTCAGAACGCTAGATACGTAGAAAGACTCAGTGGTTACAGAGTCACCAGCGTTACAGCCAGCAGCAAGAACCACAGTCGTACCCGTGGAGGCGGTGTAGTCTGCACTGTTGAGACGTGAGCCGTTGCGGTATACGTCGATATAGCCAGCCGTGTAGCTGGGCGGGGTGAAGGTAGTCTGCCCTGCGGTGGCCGTGAAGTTCGTCACAGTCCGGTATGCTGTTGTGGTGACGCCGGAGGCTGGAATACCCAAGTAACGGACGCTGATGTTGTTCGTGCCTGCCGGTGGGGCTGCCGAGAAGGTCAGGGTAGTGCCTGATACCGAGTAGGTGCTTGGGTCTTGCAGGACGCCGGTAATGGCAACCAGAACGGACGTAGTCGAGGCGGGAGCCACCGACATAGTGAAAGCCGTCGTAGACCCATTGCCTGTAAACGTATCTGTGACGAAGGCCACATTTGTTGGTTGATTGCCAATATAGGACATGCTTAGCTCCAGACGGGTTGCGGCTCAGTCGGCCATCTTGGTTCTGCTACGGGGTTCAGTATAAGCGAACGCAGCGAAGCGCGATAGGCTTCAAAATCAGCTTTATTCGTGATGAGCACGTCAGGCATCATTGACCAATCGACGTTCGCAATTAGTTCTTTTGCTTTTGCCTTACAGGCATCCAGCGGAGCTTGTGCTTCCAGCACGGCGATCTCGTCGTTGACTTCTTGTTCAGTCGGCTTGGTTTGAACTGTGTCTAGCCACTCAAGACCAGAATATTCAGCACCACGAAGAACCCACTCAGCACCGGGACGCAGTGCTTGGAGAGCGTCAGGAATAGTAATCATGCTGCGATCTCCATAAGAATGATTGACGCTGGTGCACTGTTGGCACATGAATATGCCGTTCCTTGGTACGCAGAAAAATACAGCGTATACGTCGTTGAACTTGTTGTTGCAGGGCTGTCTAAGTAGTTAATTGAAAGTCGCTTACGATCAACGCCAATGTAATTAGCGTATGGTGCTATGTATAGACTGTCGTAGTTATTAGGATCGCCAAAGATATTAGACGCGTTTCTATAGACGGCAATTCCCAACCCAAAATTAGCGGATGATAGCTGATGCACAGACAGCACACTGTCTATAAGAACCAAAACTTTGCTTGAACTACTTGTTGGCGTAATAGACGCGGTAATTCCGGTTGTTACATACGAAGCGCTTGTGGTTGAAACTTGTGTTGTTGTGGTTGCTTGAACAACCTGTAACACCGTACCAGCCGGTAGCTGCGCACGAGACGGAGCGCCAGAGGCGAGCTTAGCGGATGTGACAGCGCTGGAAGCCAGAGCGTCTGTGCCAATAGTGCTGATAGCCATTATGCGGCTCCTTTAACTTCCTGTGCGGCCTGCTGCGCTTCGTATGCGGCGATGACTTCCGGTGTCCAAGCTACGGTGGCGATAGCCACTACTTTTTCCGGCTGATCTGTCAGATCTTGGCCGGGGGTCAGGCTTGTGCGGTGGTAAGTCTGGCTGAGTTGTACGCCGTCTTCCATGATGCGGGTTGCTTCGCGGTACAGAACAATGCCGTTCTCGGTGACGGTGATTTGATCTACTACGGTTTCTTTAGTGAGCGCCATTTTTTGTTCCTTTGTGTCTGGTTATGCCAATCCGGCCTAACTAATTAAACTTCATAAACCAAAAAACCGCTTAAAAAACTTGTGTTTTGAAAGACTGTCTGATCTAAAGGGCTGCTTCCGTTGCCACCAATTTGTCGTAGAGTGCCAGACGATGCGCCGTTTTCTACGCTCCAGTAGATGCCATATCCAGCTGATATTCCTGTAAATGTGTCGTGGATAATATAACCGAAATTATAGGTTCCACCAGATGTAAAAGGAAGTCCGGCAACAGCCGCTGAGCCAGTGCTTGATCCTTTGTTTGACATATTTATCCGAAACTGAACATGAACAATTCTTCCTATTTTTGTATAGTTTCCAGCCTGTGCTGAATACGTAATACCAGTTGATCCACCACCAAAAGTAACTGCTGGAGTCCAAGTCCCTTCCTCATAGTCATCCAGCGTGTTTGCGTCGCTAGAGGCTGATTGGGTTGCTGGGAAGGCGATGCCTGTGCCGGTGGCTGATGTGTTGCCGCCTGATAGGCAGAGGATTGGTGCGCCTGCGTTTACACGCATTTGTTCAGTGTTGCTGGTACCAAGCACTAGAGGTTGAGCGCCAACCGTGCCGACAGACATAGATCCAGTCTGGGCATACGCATAAACGCCGCCAGCTGTGCTGAACGGGCCAGATCCGCTGTAGCCAGAGCCGTTGATACCGAAGTCACCGTAGTTGGTGCTATCAGTACCGCTGTTGTTAGATACGATCAGGTCAGACGAAGCTGACGAGCCAGAGCTGGCGTTTTGCAGGACTACTTGGTTGTAGCCGTTGGTGTTAGATGCAAACGAAGCCAGCAGCCCTGATGCGCCATAAGATAGCGAATTGCCAAATGTAGTCGTGCCGAGGATTGTCGGGCTTTGTGGCAGCGTTACGACTTGATTGTTCGGGCTGGTGTAATAAATGTAGATGTTGGCCGTGCCGCTCGGAGGGGCCGAGGTGAACGTGATGGTCGAACCAGATACTGTGTACGCCGAGCCGGGGTTCTGTGGGACGTTACTGATAACCGCCTGAACCTGAGCAACCGAAGCTACCGGACGCGATAGCGTAAAGGCAACCGTCGAGCCATCGCCGTTGAAGTAGTCGATTGCCGGAACGTAGTTCTGATTCTGGACTGTGTTTCCGATGTAGGACATGGCCTACCCCTTACGAAGTAACGATGTTGAGTACCGAGGTCACGACGTCCGCAGAGCTTGCAGCCGAGGTGACTACGTACAGGATGTCGCTTGTAGTAAGCACAACCTTCTGGTCGCCACCGACTACCACCAACGAGCTGCCGACAGGAACCGTGGCGCCGCTAATTAGGTAGTAGTTAGTGCCAGACCGAGTGATGTAAGCGCTTGCCGTGATCGGGCTTGCCGATGTGTTGGCGAAGCTCAAGCCGATAACCGTGGTCTGGGTGTTTGCACCGACCGTTACAACGGCTGCCGGAGTTGTGCCGACGTTCTTGTTGACGTAGCTAGTAAAGACGTTCGTGGTTGCCATGTTTTATCCTAACGCGATTGCCATAGCCACGGCAGTACCAGCCGGGTCTACTTGAAGATTGGTTTGTGCGCCAGCCACCGTGGTAGCGCCCGTGCCGCCATTAACTAGATTCAGCGTGCCAGCCAGAGTAACAGCACCGCCAGTGGCCGACGACGGGGTAAAGCCCGTTGTGCCTGCGCTGAATGTCGTTACCGATACATTAGCAGCCGTATCCCATACTGGAGCCGTGCCGTTAGACTTCAGGACGTAGCCCGATGTACCGATTGGCAGCTTGGATAGCGCTGTCGTGCCTGATGCGTAGACCAGATCACCAGCCGTGTACGAGGATTGGCCCGTACCGCCGTTAGCTGCGACCAGAGTACCGGCAACAGTGACCGCGCCACCCGTAGCTGTGGATGGCGTTAGACCGGTCGTATCAAAGCTGATGGTCGTAACAGCGACGTTGGAGGCTGGCTCCCAGACTGGGGCAGATCCGTTCGACTTCAGCACATAACCATTAGTACCGATGCTGAGCTTCGACAGGGCAGCACCAGATGCGTAGTAAGGCAGGTCGCCTGCAGTGTAGCTTGTTACGCCAGTGCCACCATAAGTCGTAGCGATTGTATTGGCTTGCCAAGTAGCAGAAGCAACCGCCCCAAGGGCGCTGACGTTGCCGCTTGCGTCCAGCTGAACAGCCTTCTCCGCTGGGTACGTCAGAAATACATCTTTGGTGCCTGCCGGAAAAGAGACCTTGCTATTGCTGTTCGACGATGCGTACACCGTCGTACGAGCCAAGGTTGGCCCAGACGTGCTGTAAGTGCCAAGACCTACTTCCCAGTTACCAGCGCTGTCAGCGATAGTGTAGTAGCAGGTGTTCCCATTTCCGACTGCAGCAAACGACTGAAACCCAGTAACGGCGCCAAGCAAAACGGCGTCATTCGTACTGATTACGGTCGATGTCTCTCGGACGCGATCATATAACGCCAGTGCCATGATGCACCCCTATTAGGCGGCAGTCAGTTGATAAGTAACGCTCAGGGTGTCGCCCGAAGTCACAGTCTTTGAACCGGCAGTAAAGTCGCCAGCCGAGAACAGCGTACCAGTCGTGTTGTCTTTAGTCGACGAACCACCGATGTTTAGGAAGCAACCTGCAACAGTGCCAGAGCCGGTCATGCCAAACGTCACTGCCGAAGAGGTGGCCTTGACGCCAGCAACTGCGGCGCCAAATGTTGGAGCGGGACGGTTGCCGCTATATGTAGGAGCGTTCGTGCCGCCAACTTCCAGCCAGCCAGCGTGGCTTGCCTGTGTATCAGAGATGTCTGCAGTACCTGCGCCCTTCAGGCCCATGACAACAGCGCCAGCAGCAGAGTTGCCGAGGATGGTGTCGCAGGTGAGGTTCAGGCCAACAGTGGTCACGAGGTTGTGAATGTCATCTTTCCACTTCAGGTTGCCCTGAGCGTCGTGGCATTCAACGGTGTAGTAACCGCCGGTCTTGCGGGAAACGGTAGCGTCGCAGCTGTCCGAGATGTGGAAGTTATCCATGCTTACTCCTAGTTGAGTCGAATCACGGCTGCGGTTGATGTTGCCGCCGGGAAGGTTACTGTGAAAGTATTTGTTGCGGTTTTGTCTGAACCGAAATCCAGAACACAGACAGCTGCACCTGTGGTGCTATTGTAGATCAGCGCGCCACGAGCGGTAAATATGGCAGGATCCCAAGTTACGTTGCTGAATGACAAATAAGCAACCGAGTCAGCCGAGGCGACTGGGATGATCGTCAGGTTTTTACCGGTTGCCGTATAGCCAGTACCGGTTACTTCTCCGTCAGACGTATAAACGGTTGTATCTGGACCCAAGCTGGCATTGGCCGTATACAAGGCGATCTTGTAAGTGTACGGAGAGCCAGACGCAAAGTCTTCGTTGCCGCTGGCTAGGTTGACTTTGAATATGGTGCAGGCGCCTTGTTGAATCATGTAGCCACCTTAACCTTTGCTTGGCCATCTCTGTAAGCATCGCCGCGCTCAAGGCCGTCGCCCAGACGGATAAGTTGTTGAAGAGCTTCTTGGAACTTCTCTTCGTAATACTTGACCATGTCTGCTTCGCCCTTTTGGAAGATAACGGCTTCGCGCATTGAACCATACAGCAAGACTGGTGAATAGTTGTCGCCAAGCCAAGATGTGCCAGCCGAATTAGACACTGTCGAAACTGGAACGGACCAACCGGTACCTGTGTTGCCAATGCTCGAGTTCGGACAACTTAGCGTGTCTCCAGCGACGTATAGCGAACCACCGTTGCGGATGGTCACAGCGCTTACAACACCGCTGGAAACGGTGATATCGGCCGTTGCATAGCTTCCCTGGCCACCAGTCAAGCTGACGCCAAGGTATGTGCCGTCAGTGTAGGAGATGCCGCCGGTAATCGTTCCAAGAGTCTTGATGACGCCTTGGACAATGGTTGGTGGATAGTAGAAATAATGCAGCTCAATCTGATAGTTCGCATCTGGCGTTGGGCCTAGAAGGAACGACAGCTCATTGCGGTTTGTGTACTGAGGGCCAAACAATGCGTAGTAGCGTGGCGTGCCAGTATCGGATGGGGTCGGATAGGCTGCACGGATGAAGTTCACGTCCTTGTTCAGCAGATACTCGTAGCTGCCGTCCGCTTGGATTGCAGCCATCGAGAAAGCCGACAAGTAATCGTCAGGACATGACAGGTACTTGTTTGACGTAGTCGCTGTGCCAATCACATTCTTTCGCAGCGCAGGAATAAGAACGGCATTGTAGATCCGGTCTTCTGCCTGCTGAACAAATGTCGGGATATTGGCAACGAACATTGTTTCGTCCGTTTCCAGATAGTCCTGAATTGCTTGCGAAAGCTGGTTGTAGTTCATGATTAGCCTTGTTTACCGCTGATCTTACGACCCTTGGTTGCAGCGCCGAAGCCCTTCATCTGCTTAACGCCGTATGGATTCTCTGCCTTGTAGCCCTTGGTGTAGTTGCCAAGGCTGATGTTCAGATCGTCCAGAGTGTCGCCCTTGCTAAACACGGCGCCGCTGTTAGGGTTTGGTTGTGGCTGCTTGTAGATGCCGATATCGTTACCACCGCCAGCGGGGTAATGGATACCAGAGAGATCGTCTGCTGTCTTGCCCATGATTAGGCTCCTTGGTTCTTAGCACGAGCCAGATTGCGACCCATTTGCTTCATAGCCATAGAGGTAACGGTCTTGGCGCCCTTCTTGCCTTTGCCGCCCTGAACGCCAACGGTTGGGCCTGTGTCGCCCAGGTTCTTGCCTTCGGTTTTACCAGTCTTGGTTACGCCGTCTGCGGCACGTTTGTAAGCCATGCTTGACTCCTTAAGTAGTTGATACAGTGACTGTACCAATTTGTACAGAAATTACCAGATCATTGGGTGTTAATCCAGCATCATTTTGACTAGACCCGCCAACTGGCGCCCAGCCCCATTGGATCACTCGGCTACCACCGCTTGGCGTACCGAATCCGTCCACGGTTGAATTGCCGGTCAGGTCGATCTGCAAGCCGTCTGTGCCAGACACCAAATAGCTCGGGCTATCAGGGCGTGGCTCACGAACAGCCTGCGGATCATTGACCGGGTACATACCAAGCTGAAGCTGTGGATGATCTGGATCCCAACAAGACCGGCATACCTTGATACGGTATGGCTTTGTCTTGACCGTCTGGATACGCAGATCCTTCAGCTTGAACCGGAAGTTACACCGGTCGCACTGGGCGATTGCGTATTTGCCGGAGGCGTACTTGGTTGGCATGGTTAGCGGTAGTAGAACATGTTCCGTGGGACAAAGCGGACAGCGGCCTTCTCACGGTCTTCCTGCTCAGCAAGTTGCCACTGCTGCTCATAGTCCTGCTTAAGCATCGGGATGCGCTGCGGGTCTACGCCGGGAAGCTTCTGAGCCAGATAGAAAGCCAAGCCAGCTACCATGCAGGGGATAAAGCGGAATGGGATGTCGCCGATAGCAGTACCGGTGCCAGCATCTTGGATGCGACGCATGCGCCAGTAGACGAATGTGTACTGATCGCCCGGAGGATTCGGGGTTGGCCATACGTTGATGCACGGCAGGTTGTTAACCTTTACCGTTGAGGCATCGGCATGAGTAGCAGCCGTGGTGCCGTTCTGTCCGCGCCAAGCATTTACGATCTGATTGTCTACGATGTTTTGGTAGCCAATGGTTTCCGATCCGATGTTAACGAAGCCTACTGGTGGAAGAGCAGAAGCGTTAACCAGAGTGATAGTAGTGTCAGTAGCAGAAATAGCTCCTGAGAGTACTGCGCTAGTCGTAGACGGCGTAAGACCCGTCTGACGATTGATCCAAACTTGGATTGGTCGGCCATTGGTGTTCTTATTCGGGATGGTGGAATAAGTGGACTCAGAGATCCGATTGATGTTGATGTCAATCTGATTCGACTGTGAGCCGTTGTCTGTGCGGATAACCTGATCCAGCAGGTCAATCGTATCCACCGGAAGCGGGTAGATAGACTGGTAGGAGTTCATGGTGATCTGACCCTGCTCTACAGTCCACAGGTTAATACCACGGTTTGCCCACTCGATGGTCAGCAGGTTCAGACTACGGCGCGCTGTACGAAAGTCATAGCCGGTACGCAATTCACGGCCGCATCTCTCGAATGCCTCTTCGATAAGATCGTTTACATCTAGGTTAAAAACCGATGTTCCGCTAGTGGTGGCCATCACTTACCTTTCTTCATGCCCTTTAGGGTCTCTGCCAATCGAGCGCGTTGACCAAGTTTGCCGGGTTTTTTGGCGGCAGCAGACAGCTTCTTGGCTGGAATAGTTTTGCCGGCAGGAACGCCAAGCTCTTTGCGTAAGGCGCCGGGCTTCTTGATTGCTTTCTGAATCCACTTCTCAGCCATTACTTACTCCTTGCCGCACGGATGTTGTCTACCATGTTTGGGTATGGACGACCGCCTGCTTTAGCGGCGGCCTTTGCCCTAGACTTCTGGGGGGCGGTTAGCTTTTTGGATTTGCCAAGACCTTTTGGCCGTGGTTTGTTCCACACTTCACCGCCCTTGGAGAACTCCGAAAAGTCCGTGTCATCACGGCGAGCCTTGATCTTTGCCTTTGGCATCTTAGTCGGGGCGATACAGCCCATTCCTCTGCTAGCTCTCATGACTTTCTCCATTTCTCACTTGCAACGTTTCAAGTGAGAATTAAACGAAACGACCCTTTGTCTTACCGCGTTCGGCGCAACCATCGGCACGCTTAGAGGCGGAAGCAACCTTACCGCCCTTCTTCATGCCCTTGGCCTTTGCCTCTTCCTCACGCTTCTTCTTTTCGTCGTCAGACATGTATTGCTGCATGCCTGCGCTGTCCAGAATGTCGTTGCGAGTGGCGTCACTTAATGCGGCACCGTATACTTTTGACAAGTCGTTGTAAAGACCGATGGCCATTATACGATCCTCCCCTTTGTCTTGCCGCGAACTGCGCAGCCGTCAGCGCGCTTGGAGGCAGTAACCTTGCCACCAGACTTCATCAGGTACTTTCCGCCACGGCTGAAGATATCAACCAAGTCAGAGACAGCGCCCTTCTTCTTTGGCTCAACAACTTGAGGTTCAGCAGATTTTCCTGGGCGGCCAGCAAAGTGGCGGCTTTGTGTCTGCTTAGCCATGCGAGCCTTTTCGCTAGCATCGTAACCGGTGTTGGCGCCTTGCATATCTAGATCGCGCAGGTTCTCACGAGTGTCGCCAGCGTTAACTTTCTTAGCGGCGCGAACGGGAGCGCGCTTCTTAGGCTCAACAGCCTCTTCAGCTCTCTCTGCCTGACGAGCGTCTAGGTCGGCAATGGCTTTGCGAGCCGCTTCGTCGCGATCTGCATCATCCATCTCGGCAAAGGTTAAGCCGCCATCGTCAAATCGTTTTGTACGTTTTTTCATACCATCCGTCCTTTAGTCTTACCACGCTGAGCAACGCCGTCTGCACGCTTAGAAGCCGACGATACTTTACCGCCTTTCTTGTAGCCGCCGTAACCGATAGCGCTGTTGATCTTAGCTTGTGTTGATGTTGGGTTGAGCGCGTCACGAGCCTTCATTCGCTCAGCGGCAGCCTTGTTCTGGTCTTCGGTGCCAAGCAAATAATCTTTAGCGGCACGCAGGCCACGCTTCAATGGGTTGATCGTGTAGCGGTCAAACGCAGCCTTGTCGGCTTCGTTCTCTTCTTTAGCGATGCGATCTGTGAGTTCTTTAGGGTCAGCCATGATTAGCACTTCCCGCCTTTTTTCATGGTGACTGCGCGAGCCTTGGTTTTGCCCTTGGTTGCCACGCCATCAGCCGACTTGTGACCAGCAGACAAACCGCCGCCTGCCATCTTCTTAATCTTGCCGCCGCCGCAGCACTTAGTCATGCCGCCTTTTTTCAGGCCAGCCAGATCAGTCTTCTTGCCGCCATGCAGTTGCTTGTCGTGCATGCCAACAGCTTTCTTGATCAGCTTCTTGTCTTCGACGACATCGTCATGTTTCATCTTTGCCATGGTTCCACCTTTAGCGAATGTTTTACCTTTGTCGGCCGTCACGAACTCTTTGCCAACAGATTGTTTGATTCCGACCTTCTTGGCAAACGACGGGCTGTGAGCCACTGCCGCCATCAGGTTGTGCTGTTTCTTACTTACACTGGGCATTCTTCGCTTCCTTAATGAAGGCGTCAATCTTTTCATCAAGACGCTCTAGCCGGTCAAGAACGCGACCAATGTCAGCGTGAACCTCTGCCTTTGTTACATACTCCTTGGCGATCTCTTCACGGGTACGGTTAAGCAGGATTCCCAATCTCTTAACCTCCTCAGCCTTGTCTCTTAGAGACCAGCTGATAAAGCCAACGATTCCAGTGAGTATGATGTTCCATACAACGCTTTCAGTCATTTACAGTTCCACCGCTTAAGACTTGCGGCCTTCCTTGTGGGGCGGCCTTTTTCATCTTTCATAGGTCCAGGCATGCCAGACATGCGAGCGCAGAATGATTTCTTGCGCGGACCACCTTCTGGCTGGGGAGCCTTTAGATTAGATCCAGTTGCCTTGTTGTACTTAGCACGGCCTTTGGCAGTAAGCCCCGCCCCTTTGGAGACGGGCAATTTCTCGCCACGACCCACTGATAGGGACGGAGTTTTCTTAGCCATAGAACACCGTAACAGCAGCTACGTTTGCGTCTGCAAAAGTAGCGTAAATGCTGGTGTCGAATTTAACGCCTTCGCCCGGAATCAGAATGTTCTGAATGCCTGCGGCTGCAGGGGTTGTTATCGTCATAACCGTTGTGCCGCTAGAGCCTCCGTCTTTTAGAGCGACAGAGCTGGCAGTTGCTGCACAGGTTACAACGATGCCTTTGACCCGCGATGGGCCGCCAAACACTGAGCCGCTTGCGGTCAGAGACTTGGCCTTTACGTCAGTCTGCATCATGATTCATCTCCTCAATGGACAACAGGGGGCCTTCGCCCCCTAGTCATTAGACGTTCTGTTGACCGCTGAGAGGATCTTGCACGTAGTACGTGATGATGCCAGACAGGACGGTGCCGTTAGCAGGGGCATTAGCGCCGGTGCCAGCGGTGATGTAAACCATCTGAGTCGACGACAGAACGTTGGCAATACCGCCACCGTTAGTGGTCGAGGCTACGTTCGTAACAGAGGCTACGTTAGCGTTGCCTTCGTTGATGATGCCGTTTGCATTGGTCGTGCCAGACGAGTACAGGGTGAATCCCATGTCAAAGGTCTTGGTGGCAGCAGCGTTTGCGGTAACAGCGGTCACGTCAAGAATGACGGCGCCAGCTGGAAGGATTACATATGCGTTGCTCGACGACGAAACAACGCACTTGGTGGTCGAAGCGGCAGCCAGATTTGATGCGTAAAAGGTTGCGGTCATTACGCCAGAACCACAGTATGCGGTGCGAGTTTGATCGCCGCCGCCCGAACGCCAGATGCTTTGGGTAGTAGATACAGCCATGATGATTCTCCATACAGTAAGGCCAGTCAGTCGGTATGGCGTCTGCCGGGAGCAGTCTGAAAGGCCGGGAATCCCGGTTTCTAGAAAGTGTACGCCAGTTTATTTCAGTGTCAATCAGCAAGTACAAATAAAAACCCCCGCACAGAGGCGGGGGTCTCATGCTGAGGATCAGCAGGTATTAGGCACCTTGCGAGCCGTACATACCCAGAGGATCCGACCAGCCGAACGAGTAACGCTCACGAGCCTTGTAACGGACGTTGCCGGTATCAAAGTCGCCGTCCATCGAGTTCTGCAACGGAGTACGCACAAAGTGCTTCATGCCGTTAGGAACGTCGGTGGTCAGGAACCATGCGTTCGTGTCGGTCAACCAGTGGTTGATCGTGTAGCCTTCGGCCACCGAACCATTGTTCTTGATTGCGTTGATGTCGTTGTCGTTGGTGCCAACACGCAGCTCGGTTTCGAGCAGGCGAGTAGCAACGAACTGCAGCGATGGTGGAACGATCAGCTTCTTAGGCTTAGCAGCGATCAGCAGACCACGTTCGTCAGTCCACAGGGAGATCTGAATAACTGCTGCTTCCAGCGAAGTTTCATTCAGGTCAGCTGCGGTCGAAGGAACGTTGCTGTTGGTGCCACCGCTAACCAGCGGATGCGATGCCGAGAACAGAGGTTGACCGTCGCCACCGTTGTAGCCCGAGGTGAAGCCGTTGTTCAGAACAGCGGCAGCCTTGACTTGCTTGGTGTAGGCCATCGAACGAGCCAGAGCCTTCGTGTAACGAGCCGACAGAGAGTCGTACAGGTTATCTTCAATGGCTTCTTCAGTCAGGCTGAAGCCCATTGCGATGGTCTCGTGGTTGTATCGAGCAGTCCATGCTTCTTGAGCATTGTCATACTGGATGGCCGAGCCTTCCGGTTTGACAGCTGCGGCCGAGAAGCCCGACAGTTTGGTTTCTTCTTCAAAGCTACGTTCCGAAGTTTCGGTTTCGTAGATCTCTTTGTGCTCTTCGCCGTAACGAGCGTACTCCAGACCGAACAGGGCGTTCAGGCCGGGCAGCAGTTCTTTGAGTAGCTGTGCGCGTGAAATTGCCATGATTAACTCCTATTAGGCTGCGTAATCCAGACCCGTGGTGCCAAGGATCTGTGGGTTGTTGAGCTTAACGACTACTTCGCAGTAGGTCGTCGACGAAGTGTTGGTGTCAGTTACAACGCCGATTACACGCAGCGGCAGAGCAGCAGCGTTACCTTCAGCATTAGTAGCATAAACCGAGATAGCCGAGTCGCCAGTTACGGTCGAGCCAGTGCCTTGGCGAACAGGAACGTTCGTACCAACGATGCTCTGGTTGATCGAAGTAACAGTCGTGTTGCCCGAGTACGTAACGGCAACCTTGAAGGCGGCCATAGGATCGTCGATAACGTAAGCAACAGCGTTGCTAACGCCCGAGTTACCGGGATAGTACTGAGCTTCAACAGGCTGGCTCATCGAGTTGGTGTATGCCACGCCAACGAACACGCCATAGGTGTTGTTTGCAGCAGCAGTGGTTGCGTCCGTAGTAACGGTCGATTTAACGATTGTGCCACCAGCGGCGATACGCACGATGTCACCATTGTAGATTGCGGTGTTGTAGGTCGAGGCAATCGGCAGTTGCTTGATTGCACCGGCGTACGGCATGCCGTCTACACGGTTGATCGGCTTGAGGCCGTAAGGGGCGCTAACAGTTGGGTAAGCCATAGTTAACTCCAAATTGGAAAGAAAAAATTAAGAACCTTTTCCGAAGCTAGTCGAGGACTTCCGTTCATTGAACAGAGGCATCCGCGCATCGCTTTGGCGCATCAGATTATTGTCTACAGCTTCCGTCTGGGATTGCGTCTGTTTAGAGTAATGCGCATTACGCTGTTCGACGAACTCAGAAGGAGTCTTGCAGAGCAGTAACCCGCCGATCTCAATGTTGTCTTTGTATCGACTATTGGGATCGACTAGCAGTTGGAATTTCGGTTGTTCCTCAATTCGTACCGGTTCCCAACCTTCACGGAGTTTGGCCGAAAGGTTACGTGGGTCGGCATTGCCAAGGGTGGCAACACGAATCCAGCGATACGCATACCCAGCTTGTTTGTCAGGCTCAGGGAGAAGTTCAGCTGGCATCCACTGCTTAGGACGTTCAGTGAGTTCACGGGTTTGCATATCTCGGGTGGTCTTATTGTTCGCGGTCATGATTAGGACTCCAGTTTCAAAAGTTCTTTAACGTACTGTTCAGGTGTTAAACCCAGTTTTTTGGCAAGGGCTACCTGTGATGTTTTCAATCGCACCTTCTTAGATCCTGTGGATCTAGTGGC